TTTCTTGCCGTTCCTGCTGAGATCGTCTTCTTGACTCTTGGTCTAGTGGTTTTATGGCGGAAATCACCAAAGATATCCCCTGGACTTGGAGAGTTTTTGTATCCTCCTCCTCGTCCTATTTCATTGAACTCTTCCTCCTCAAATCTCTTTTGATTTTGTGCTATCTTTCTTCTTAATGCACTCTCTCTTGCTCTATTCAAATTTGTTCGTTTTCTTTCTTCATCTGGTGAGTCGTCCTCATTTTTGTTTCTTTCAACACGACGTTTCATTGCATCTGCACCACGGCGTTCCATCTGTTTGTTTTCTTTGTTTCCATTGATACTCATTTTGTTATTAAGACTTTGGCTTTGGCTGGTAGAACTTTGGCTTTGACTTGACTTTCCAGAGCTAACTCTTGGTGATGCATTCACATTGGTTAAAGAGCCAAAGTTAGAACTTTGGCTTTGGCTGGTACTTGACTTTCCAGAGTCCACTCTTGGTGAATTGTTAAAAGAGCCAACGTTAGAACTTTGGCTTTGGCTGTTTTTGTTTGAAATTTTATTGTTTTTGTCTACTCCCACTGAAGATCGTAACATATAAACGCTAATGACAAACATTCTCCCAGATGATAACAGATATGAAAAGTCATTGTTGTTTGCATTCTGCATATAACCAATTAATTTGTTAGGGTCACATAATTTTCTACTTTCTATAAGGGCAAATACCCTCCTTAGTTCGTGATCTTCTTTGGAACGAAGATGTTGTAGGTATTCTTTCAACTTATTCAACACTGGTATTCTATCTGTGAATGTTCTATCACTAACACCCGGAATTTTGGATACATTTATTAGACCCTTAACAAAATTGTATATGTGCCAAAACAGTGGTGTTAAGTCCGGTTTCCAACTACTTTTAGCTTTCAAAGATGACTGGACCGTCTTCAAGTAAATACTCATGAGTTGTGACAGAAACTGCCATGTGTACAGATAAATACATCTTTTGGCTTCGTAATCGTTTTTTACACTTAATGTGTTTTTGTTATTTGCGTTTGTGTTATTTGCGTTCGTGTTGGACTTTTTTGCGTTATTATTTGCGTTATTATTTGCGTTATTATTTGCGTTACTATTCATAGGATCGTTTTGTGCTGCAGCCTCTTCAATACTTCTACACACATCTGCATTTCTGAGTTCAAACTTTTTGTCAGTTATATTTGAATCTAAAGATACCATTTTGGCAAAACATTCACACAAAAAATCTTCTCTTTCATTCCACCCCTCTGGTGGTATTGAGAAAGTAAACATGTTCGAAATTTTTTGATTTGTGATTTTTAAATTACGAGAGTTGATTGAATTTTTGAGTGAATTTTTGAGAGGTTTCACTGTTACAGCTATTTGATCAGCAATGCCTTGATTTTCACCTCCTGTTGGGGGCTCACTGAACAAATTTAATACCTTTTTTGTATATTCTTCTGCATTGCCACTTGCATTGAGTCTATTTATCATTTTGTAAAACAGATTGTAATTTTTGAAAGAATTTTTATAGGAATGCTTTAGTAGTATGTAACAAAATTCAGACATTGTCAATGGCATAAATTCCATGAGAGTCAAAAAGGGATAACTTGCGTATTTTTTTTTGACAACACGAGCATCATGTATTTCACCACCTTTCTTGAAGCAAGCAGGAATAGTCTTATTTGCTTTCGTGACGAAACCTAAAATACTATCCGGGTCCTGTTTTCTTTCTTCAGTTATTCTCATATGAAGTTTAGAGTGGTCAACACAATCAGCAGAATATTCTGCCATCACGTCCCTCAGAATAGATAGAGCCTTTCGTTGCTCATCCAAGCGACCTAATCCATCCTCTCCACTAAATACATAATCTCGTCGCAGCACTATGTTGTTTGACGTGAAACACCTTCTATGCACTCCTCCTGCCTGTTCAGCAATGCATTCTGATAAATTATCTTTGTGAAATGGACAAACTCGCATGCCTCGCGCACTAGATTGAATATCGTTACCGTCATTTTCTGGAGTATCAGGCTTGTGAATAACATCCGCTGGTTTGATGTTGAGACCTACCGCACGAGGAAGATGAACGGCAATGAAACGAATTAGAAGACCATCCTGATTCAATGGTTCAATGAGCAATTTTTTTATTTCTTCCTCCGCAACAACCGGGGCAGTAAACATTATAGCACGTTTGTAGTTGCACGCAATCTCCGGGTTTTTCACGACGATTTGGGGATTGGGACCATTTAACTTTTCTTCGTCAATGGTTCCTCTATGGATGATTTCGAGAAAGAATTGCAACGCTGCTTTGTTGTTACGTGCATCCAACATGCCACGATACCTATCCAACAGGTAATGTTTCCCTCCGTTCCTATTCAAATTATTCAATACTTCTCGTGGAAACTCTCTTATTTTCCTTTTCCACAAGCATCGAAGATTTTTCTGTTTGCCCATTATGTGTGCGATTTTTTCAATGGTCGCCTTGGCGGCTGGAACTCCACCCAATGCCATGCATACCTTCCAGCAATCATCCCCACTTATTTCATCCCCCTGGTCATATTTCAGTATTTTGATAAGTGTTTTGAACGTGTCTTCCAATGTGCTTTCGAATTTTTTATGAACACAGTCGATCTTACTCATTTGATCTTTTTTTTGTCCACCGCAAAAATTAAGGTTTTCAACTTGAACTTTGTCTTTTATTACTTTCTTTTCCGTAACATCTTTTAAAAGTCTCATAGATTGATCATTCTTTGACCATCCTAACAATTTGTAATATTTATCTTTCTCCAAATCCACACCAATTTTAATCTTAGGATTTGTCGTCAATACTCTTATACCAAATGCCCGCATGGCGTAAGAAATAGTTCCCAAACACTTCCCCCGGTCTCCTGGGTCGCCTCTGCACACCAGCCTACCTCGATCGTCTTTTTCTCCATCAAAAAGCTTACTTCCGTCTTCTGTTGGCAAAAATATAAAGTGAATGCCAAGGTGTGAAATCGGTGGCTTGTCGGTACCAGATTTATGCTGATTGAATCTCTTTAACAAATTTGATCTGTTTGACTCACTCAATCTCACTGTACTATATGCTCCTTTCGATCGTTTTTCATCATCAATCGAAATGACTTCCATCATCTTTGCGATTTTAGGAGCAAACGATTCAAGATTGTCTATCATCTTATAATCTCCTTCATAGTCTTTCAATTCCTTGTTATTTTCAATGTAGCCTGGAAATCTAACTTTCGAATATTCAAATAATTTCGTAAATGCTGCATCCATCTCTATCATTTAACAACAAAAATATTACGAAAAAAGACAATTAAACTATATCAGTTTTCTGCTTCATTATGTTTTCTTTTTTTGGTTTTTTATATACCTTCTGTATGGTTTTGACTGTAGCATTCCTTGCTGCAGATGCAGCCTTCCTTGTTGCATCTGCAGTATTCTTTGTTTTTTTTATTGCTTTGCCTCCAAGGTTTTGTGCTCCTTGTCCCACCTGTTTCTGATCCTCCATTGCCAATGAATAGTAAAAAAACCACATAATCGCTACAGTCTGTGCAACAATAAGGAAACTTAATAACAATTTAATGAACCCCAAGTTGTATATTTCACAAGTACCCTTATGTAATACATATATCGCCCCCTGGTTATTATTCAAACTTTCTTTTGCACATCTAGGAGTACCATAACCAACTTGTTTGCAAAAGACGTCCATTACAGATGGTCAAGGGTTAAGCATGGCTAATGCGCGTCGTCAAGAGAGTCAAGCACTTTTTTTATGAACGTCTTCTTGTCGATACGGATGTTCTTGATCTCCTCATCTTCGTACAGAACCTGCATCTCGTAGAAGGTCTCGAAGAGCTCCTTGATGATGTTCGTGATGATAACCTTGGCCTCGAAGAAGCCAGTTTTACCGGGGCACCTGAGACGCTTCATAAAGAAGACGCCCGACTGCACACACACACACATCACGCTAGCATACACACGGGCGAACTACTAGGGGATAGGGGTAAACTAGGGGACATACCTCGCGTTCTCCAAGCTTGGAAGGGTTCTTTTCAATCTGCTCCAGCATCTCGAGTAGCGTTTCCTTGGTGAAGCCAATCAGAGGACGCGTGTTTGCAAACGTTACTAGCTCATCAGCTGCCTCTGCATTCTCTGACGTCTTCACCTCCGCAGCCAGCCGCATCTTCACCTCCGCAGCCTCCTCTGCCGTCAGCTGCGCAGCCTCCTCCGCAGCCAGCCGCATCTTCACCTCCGCAGCCTCCTTTGCCGTCAGCCGTGCCTTCTCTGCAGCCAGCCGTACCCCCTCCTCCACACCCTCCTCCTCGTCTTCCACGTCATCCTCCTCCTCGTCTTCCACGTCATCCACATCCTCCTCCTCTGCAACCAGCCGCGCCTTCTCTGCCTTCTCCTCTGCAACCAGCTCCTCTGCAAGCAGCCGCGCCTTCTCTGCAAGCAGCCGCGCCTTCTCTGCAAGCAGCCGCGTCTTCTCTGCCACCGACCAGGCCTTCTCTGCAGCCAGCTGGGCCTCTTCTGCCACCAGCCACTTCCTCTGCGCCTCCTCCGCAGAAGTCTCTGCCAACACCTGCGCCTTCTCTGCAGCCAGCTGGGCTTTCTCTGCCCCTACCCTTGTTGCCACCTCTACTACGAGGTTGCTCCTTGGGTGGACAATGTAGTAACGACGTTTACCTGGCGGCGGCGCTACTGCTTCACGTCCATCACGTTCACGTCTGCTCCGGGTCACGCCTTCCGTCTCGCGCACACTCCACTTCATGACCTCGGTCTTGCAGTCGGTCGCCATCCCACGCGCACCTGCGGTGCAGCGAAGCGGCGGATGATGGTCGTTGAAGCAGAATTGATTGGTGCGTGCATGCGGGTGCGGGATGCGGGTGCGGGATGCGAGGTGCGACTGCGCGGGAGGCGGTTCACCTGCGCGAGATCTCGTACCGAGACCCTCGCCCTCCAAACGCCACTCCCATTCGAGGAGACCGCGCACATCCCTGCCCGACATGAGGGTTGTCCGAAAGAAACTCCGAAGGAAACGTCCGAAGGAAACGTCCGAAGGAAACGTCCGAAGGAAACGTCCGAAGGAAACGTCCGAAGGAAACGTCCGAAGGCAATGTCCGAGGGAACGGTTTCAACCCCCTGGGAGACAGATATAAACCCCCTGGGAGACAGATATGATCGATTCAGATTGATCCAGACTGAGACCAAACTGATCTGGCTTGCTGGCCAAATCCAAATGATCCCTCTCTATGATTCTCACTAAATGTAATCGTATAGTCCCCCCTCAATGTAAGGTTACAGCCGTCACATGTGACACTGCAATCACGGCACACGTGGCAGCAATGTCATTCACGAGATATTATTCAGACTTCTCCAGATGATCCAGATGAGATCCAGATGATCCAGATGAGATCCAGATGAAGGTGAGATTACACACGACACCCTGTGTCCTGCACTCTGAGCTCTTCCATCGGCGATTTCTTGCCTGCAGATGCAAGCGAACGTTCTCATCGAGTCGAAGACGGAGTTCGTCTTCGTGAAGACTACACTCGGCACCAGGCCCTCGGGTAGATACGGCCTGTACGACACGAACATCATCATCTTGTCAGACCACCAGATCCTCAAAAACCCTGAAGAGATCACATACATCGGCGGCGACAAACTATCAGAAGTGATGGGAGCTGCGACACTTAACGGCTTGCACTACCAGGTGTGGCGCAGAGAGCGTGACGTGTGGCTTGCTACTGCATTTCGTAGCGGAGGCTGGGCTAAAGGCGTCATCGAACATTTTGACAACAAATGGAGCGCCGTCGCCGAAACTTTCGTCTGCTCCAATAGCTCCATCAAGCGGCAGGTGAAACCAATTGTTGCCTATGGTGAAAACACCAACCCATTTCCTTCGCTCGCAGAAACGATTCGTCACCTCGTGGTCAATCAGGTGCGTAGCTGCATTTAGCACCGTTGCACCGTTGTAGAGGCGCCGCAGTCTCCTCCCACCCCTGTGCAGTACGTTAGCACGCCAATCGCTAAGAACTACGAGAAGCTGGCGGCAGATGTCCGCTTCCGTGAATTTTACGAAAAGTACTACTTGACGAAGTTTGTCACCTTCCACATGAAGCTACTTCCGTCCACCCAGATCATCACGCAACGGGATGAATCCCTGTTTGAGCAGTATGAGCAGATGATCGCGCATCTTGGCCTTGCGCCTCTCTCAGACGTGAACTGCGTTTTTTGAACCCGCGCAAGTTAGCGTCCCTTAGTTGCGCGCCAAGACGCGAGCTGCGCGCCAAGACGCGAGCTGCGCGCCAAGACGCGAGCTGCGCGCCAAGACGCGAGCTGCGTCCCATGCCGACCCCGGTGGTGCCTGTGTCACAAACAGATGCAGCTCAATTACGGCATGCACTACGTGCGCGTAAAGGCCGGGGTTGTCATTTCAGGCATGTCCGTCATCTACGCAGCTGTAAAGAATATGCCCGTCATGGTCTGTGCATCAGTCGAAATGCTGGTGTCGACCGTCAAGGGAGAGGGCTATATTCTCGTCGACATGCTGCGCGCGGCCCTCGCAAAACGTAAAGGTACGTGCTTCATGATCACGCAAGCTGCGAACACGCGCAAGGCCTCTAAGTTCTGGATTAAGAATGCTCTTACTAACAACCATGCCAAATACCTGGCCTTCATGATGTTTCGGATCAACAATGACTACAAGCTCTGTTGCGATGCGACGTACATGATGCTGAAGCTCTAGGTGGATCATGCAGAAGCGAACCTCGCACGACATGGATGTAGTGTGGAGGCGCGAATGGGTGTTGCGGTCGGGTTAAATAGTTCTCGATAGTTCTCGAGCGAGAACGGTTGCGGTAGCGAGAACGGTTGCGGTAGCGAGAACGGTTGCGGTAGCGAGAACGGTTGCGGTAGCGAGAACGGTTGCGGTAGCGAGAACGGTGCAATATGTGAGGTACAATATGTGAGGTGCAATATGTGAGGTACAATATGAGGTGCAATATGTGAGGTACAATATGTGAGGTGCAATATGTGAGGTACAATATGTGAGGTACAATATGAGGTACAGGAGAGCGATTCCAATAAATGCATGATTCACTGAAAATTCGAAATTGAATACAAGATTTTTAGAAGTTTTTTAGTAGTTTTTTAAAGTTGTTTTTTTCAGAATTATTCTGAGGCATTAACATTGGAACTGCAATCAGCAAAACAATGATTCCTACAATAGCACCAAAGTCGGGAAGTTTTAGGCCAATATTCTCTTGTGATGTTGAGGCCGTTGATTCATTTTCTTGTTGCGCATCTATAATCTGCTTGACAACACAAGTTGCCTCGGCATCTCCGTACTGTGTTACATGAAACACATTTGCATCAGGATTTTCGGTACAGTCCATGATCATACCTCTAATATCTAAAGTATTGACATTATCCATCACATTTTCTGCGTTGGATCGACAGTTTGCTACTAGTTTACTCAACGTTTTAGATATCATTTCGTTGTCAGTAACACTGACTTGCATGGTCATCGCAATACCCTCTGCGGCCTGTTGTGACTCCGAATCGAGTGTTGCCGATTGTAATGCTTTGATGACAGTGTCTAAGTTCGCGTTGGACATTGCACTACACTGCTGCTCTACCCTGAATCCACCACATCCTTTTAGCAATGCCCCTCTAGCATCCACAGTTATTTCTTGAGTGCACTGACTTCTGGCACTTGATATAGCATTGGCTTCAGTGTAGCTTTCAATAATTTGTTCTATTTTTTGAGATGTAGATTGTCCACTTCCCATGTATACATTGCTATTATAAAAAGTTTAAAGACAATTCATTTTTATTTTTCAAGAAATGAGCACACTGAGCTTTTCAGGAAGAGGCATTCTTAATGGCCAATCAGAAGGGGGGTATCCTATTAAAGTTGGGACTACCAAAACTGTTGTGCATACTACGGTTGAGGGATCTCAACAATTAGACACAATCTATGTCTACGCATACGTTTCACGCAGAGAGAAAGGGCCCGTTGCAGGAGTGCAAGTTGAAGTATCGGTTCTAGACAAAAACAATACCGAATATGTACTGACATCTATCACACTTCCAGGCCTTCCTTGTACATCTCCAACAATCATTGTCAATGGACAAGTGAAAAACAATGGCTCCAGACTGAGGATTAGGGCTATAGATGGTGAAATAGGAGTATTTGGATGGTACAATCGGAGTACTATCAATGTACCGCCATCTGTAAACACATTGATAGGTCAAATGACACTTGGATATCAAATTGTTTCGTTTGCATCCGATGATGAGACCCGGGTTGTAGACACTACCACACCAATAACGTTCTTAACAACCAGCCATACCACACAGGGACGCTCGTGCCGTGCCACACTGGGGGCGGCAGCTGTAGGCACAATCAAAATCTTAGTGATGTCGTCAAAACACCCGGGTGCCATTGGCAACACACAAGGAAACTGCACAATTGTCCCCAACGCGGCCCGTTTTCCTTCCGGAGAAGAGGGAGCTGCAACAGGAACACTCACCTTTCAGGACGTGGGAGACAGTGCCATCATGGTCTGGAATGGAACATTTTGGATGCTTGTTGGAACGGGGGCTGTAGTAGATTAATTAAGTGTGCAAAAAGCATTCTTTCAATGTCTCTACTATTTTTCTCTACAGACAATGCGAAAAAAATAAGTAATAAGTATTACAAATGGAAAGTAAACGATATTCAGTGCCTCTTGCGTCACGTAACCGCGGGGTTCACCCGGGGGTACACGAGGGGAACGGAGAGTATACCGACATGGTTCATCCTTATGTAGACCTTAATTTCAGTGAACCTCCTAAATGGATTGTTGATGTGAAATTTAAAGAATGGAGGAATTTGCCACAAAATCAAAAGAACTTAATGATTAAAGAAAGACTGATGAATGCGCGCACAAGCGAAGAACTAAATTTAGCTTATAATCTTAGATAAATTGAAACCGAAGAATAACAGTGACTAAGAGAGCAGCAACAAGAGCATGAGCTAGAAGTCCAGCGGTTGTAGACACACCATATGCAGTGATCACGTTTGGACCACTGACCTTCTTAGCCAACTTGTGAACAAGTAGATAGGTTTGTGGGTGGGCAACAATCGCGAAAACAATGGCTACTGCTATGAAAAGCGAGGACTCTGTCGTTACCAAAACTTGTGTCATTATATTATGACGTACAGATTTTTTTTTCCTGAGATTCCGGAAAATTTTCCAAAATACAATTGTGAGCGGCTTCCATCTCTGCGTTCTTCTTTGTATGACCTTCCCCATGTCCAAATATTACATCACCAATTTGCACAGTACACTGAAACACTCCATCGTGGTTTTCAGACTCGTATATTGGCAATTGAAGTCCACGCTTTGATGAGATTTTCTTCAAAATATCCTTGTAGTTCGTATCCTGATTCACAATATCGGGATCGATTATCTTATCATATTGATAAGACACGAATCTTTTTGCCGCATCTAGCCCCTGATCTAAATATACAGCACCAACAATTGCTTCAAAAGTGTCTTCAAATACTCTATCGTGGTCGAGGGCGCTAGCAGCCATGGGATCCAAAACGAGTCCTTCATTCACACCCATTGCACGACCTAACACTGCTAATGTTTTCCCATTCACTAACCGAGTGCGCATTTTTGTCATCATTCCTTCGTTAGCACTAGGATTGCGTTCGAAAAGCATGTGGCAGACACATAACGACAGTACTGCATCTCCCAGATGTTCCAGACGCTCCTGCGACATGTTATAAATCTTTTGTGCACTCTTGTGAATAAATGCTTCATTGTATAAGCTCAAATCCCTCGGTATTACACATTCACCCAGTATTCTTTGTAACATATCTCTTCGTAACATGTGTTTGCTTTTACATCACGCGTATCTTTAAATTAATCTGGGCACAATTCCATGTGCACAAATAAGGCCAGTTTGAAATTTGAAAAGTGGAAAGAAAATTATCAATGGCAGTACAAGGGTTAAAAGGGATTAAAAGGGATTAATCCCATTTAAAGATAATATAATATTGTTAATTAGGTATGCCAACAACACAATACAAAGAGGCTCGTGTTTGTGAGTGTGGTTATACAACTTTGGGAATTCGCAATTGGTGTGCACACAAAAAAAATTGCAAAGGTTCTAGTGAGGCAGCACTACTCAAAGAACAATTGGAAGTGTTGAAAGAAGACAAAAAACAGCTGAGGGAGCAGCTAGCGGCAAGGGATCGTCAGATAGAAGAGTTGATCCAGGTGGCGAAGAAGTCTAAGGCTGTCAGAACAACACGCACCAAAATGCCCGAACCAAAGCGGAGAAAAATCGCAGCTCGTCAGGACTGGAAATGTGCAAATCCTGACGGAAAC